AAATGGTGGGCGTGACAGGGATTGAACCTGTGACCCCTCCCGTGTGAAGGGATTCGGTGCGCCCGTGTTTACAATAGCTTGTGCACCGATTCTATCATTTTCCACGGATTCTGCACGGATTTCTCATTCTGTGGAATTTTAGAGGCTTCTAAGAGATGGCCCTGAAAAATCAATTTGACTCTCCTAATCGACCGTGAACAGAATAAGAACATCGGAAGGCGGCCCGATAACCTCACAGACATGCTTGGTGGCGTGTGTGTCTGCTTCGCTGGAGCAGAACAATGAATGCGGTTGCGCAGGGAAATGAATACGAAGATGAAATTGAATTGGTTCTCAACTACCACAAGGGCGATGCGCGAGCCGCGATAGAATCACTTCTCAAAGACCGAGACTTTCTCGTCAAAGAGATCGAGTACGCCAGCCTGGCTATGTCGATGGGCTTCGCACGTGGCTGGAAGCCGACAATCTTCGTGAAGTGAAATGCGAACGGTATTGCGAGAACTGCGCCCGCGAAACGTGGTGCGCTTTAGCTGCGCCCATTGCCGTCACCATCTGGAAAAGACCGCCCCGCTTATGGCTGCGCGTTTCGGAGAGTGGGTAACACTAGAAGAGATCGAGCCACGACTGGTTTGCAGCAAATGCGGCAACAGAGCGGGCAACTTCATCAGTTATGGACTGCCAGACAAATGATGCAGCTGAAATGGGAACGAACGGTCATCGGCGGACAGACGCGCCCCGGAGACTTCATTGCCTATACGGACTGGGGCGATTTCTGTCGCATCCTGAGAAGCGATTTCGGCCCCGACGCGGGAACTTGGAAATGGGCACTGGTCTGCACCCGAAGCCCCTTTCAGGCTCTGCCCTGCGGCGTCTGTGATAACAGGGAAGAGGTCGTCACCCTTGTAAAAAGGATGTTTGAAGAGCTTTGGCGTAGGAAGCAGCTGGAGTTTAATCGGCCGTTCATGTGGAACAATGGAAAGTGCTGGTACAAGTGAGCGGGTATAAGAATGACAACGCCCATGTAGCCAAAGCCGGGCTTCTATTCGTGCATCTTTGCGATTCGAAGGGATGCACCGAATGGGGATCGTTTGGTTACAAGACGACATATGGCCAGCTTTGGTTCTGCCGCGCTCATAAGCAAGAAGGCGAGGACGCGCTGACTGGACGCCGGAAATAACCGCGCTATTCTCTTCGCTACGAGGAGGCGCGCATGTGCAATCTATACAATGTCACAACGACACACGAGGCCATGCGCCGCTTGTTTCCTAAGTTTGGTGATGTGACGAATCGCGTCGATCCTCAAATGGATATCTTTCCCGACTATCCAGCGCCAGTTTTGCGAAACATCCATGGTGATGAGCTAGAGCTTGCAATGCTCCGCTGGGGTATGCCGACGCCGCCAATGTATGTGAGGGGTGAAGCGGACAGCGGGGTAACGAATATCCGCAATCTGACCTCACCCCACTGGAGGCGCTGGCAAGGTGTTGAAAGCCGGTGCGTCGTTCCTGCAACCTCCTTCTCCGAGTATGGGCAGGAACCGGACCCGAAGACCAAGCGCAAGCCGCTGCACTGGTTCGCTCTGAACGAGGAAAAGCCGCTATTTGCTTTCGCCGGAATATGGACAAGTTGGAAGGGTGTGCGGAAGAAAAAGGAAGGGCCGGTCGAGGTCGATATCTTCGCATTTCTGACAACAGAGCCGAATGCCGTGGTGAAGCCAATCCATCCGAAGGCGATGCCGGTCATTCTCCGCACCACAGAGGAAATTGACACGTGGTTACGCGCTCCATGGGATGAAGCCAAGGAGATGCAGAAGCCCTTCCCCGACGCTGATCTCATTGACCTAACGCCGAGTAATGACAACGAGGAAGTGCAGGCAACTCTATTCTAGGGAGGATGGAATGAACGGACCAAAGCACGATAAAGAATATGCAGATAGGGCAATCGACTGTCAGGACGCGGTTGCGGAGGGGATAATCAATCTGCTGGATGAGGCGGAACAAGCCGGTTGGGACCGAGTTGAAGCGGCTAAGGCTATCGTCAATGTCGCTATCGGCGTTCACATGGGGGAAGCAGGAACGGACCCGGAGGAGTAGTTCTAGATCAGTTTCAGCCCGCCCCCAACAATGAAGCCCATAATTGCCACGACAAGGCCACTGATTATGAGCCACATGATTTTTGTTAGGACGCCGCTGACTTTCTCGATCTTCTTATCCAGGTCATCAAACCGCTTATCCACGTTCTTCCAGCGCTCCCCGTCACGCGCACCTGCTATTTCGGACTGGCGTTGCCACTGTTCCAGCGTTTGCAGGCGGGGAAGAATAGCAGTGATTTGATGCTCCACGGCATTCATGCGTGAGCGCAGATCGTATTCAGTGTCCGGCATTTCCATCACTTCCAGCAGCCCCGCGATTTCCCAAATGCGTTGTGAGAAGCGATACCCTGACCCGCCGGTGTATCGTTTCCTGCGAGATAGACAGCCGTTGCCGGTTTAAGGCTGATCGGCTTCCAACCCGCGCAGTTCGTTGCATTGCTCTGGCAAGCCGCCAAGCTCATTACAGAGAGCAACAGCATCCATACCGATAATCTTTTCATCGATGTTCGCCCTTTTCTGGATTGCCTTGGCCGTGGCCTCTGCCGCCGCCAATGCGGCCCGCTGGCGCTCTTTGATGGTTCCGGCAGCGTAACCACCCGCCAGAAGCAAAAACGCCGCCAGAACGGCAGCGAGCGAGTATTTCAGCCATGAGGGAATGAGCGCCCAGATCATGACGCCTCCAGTTCAGCCTTGATGTCTTTGATCGCCTTCACGATCCAGCCACGAAGCGCTAGACCGCCGAGCAATACGACAATCGCGAGACCGCCCATAACGAGAAGTTCACGCCAACCGAAGCCAGCAAGGCCGAGCGCACCGATACCGCCGCCAGAGAGGATCGAACCAATCCATCCAGCGAGGCTGAACTTCTTCTTCACTTCCTTTTCGACGGTCGGCGGGACAACTGGCTTGTCCACTTCCACAGCAACAATCTCTTTCGGCTGAGCCTGATCGTGGCGCTTGCGGACTTCCGCCAGTACCTCGCGGACACGTGCAGACTTAACTGCCGCCCGCTGGCCGCCGTAGTAGCCAACGTCTTTCGTCGTCGGAAGGCTTGCCCATTCCTGAGCCAGATTGTTGATGAGCGTGTCTTCCTTCAGGCGGCCAGACAGATACTTGTCGATCCCGCGAACGCCGAGAAGGTAACAGGCGCATCGGTCCTGCAATGCTTCATTGAACAGAAGATTGTTCGACAGTTGCAGGGTACGCTTGATTGTCCGAAGCGTGGTACGAACGATCTGATACCGACCGAGAGCAGAGCTATTCAGTTTGTTCTTCGGGTGCGCCAGCATCTTGCCTTGCAGATCGTCAATCTGCTTCAGGCTCATTTTCACCAGATCGACATCGCCGCCGGTATAAGCGCCATAGCCGAGGGTTTCGTTGTACCCGTCGCCCTTGTCGGTCCCTTCGGTGAACCCGATCAGATCGAGCAGCGGGCGATACACGTAATATAGGTCTGGCGTTGAGACATGCGGCATCGCTTTGGCAAAGGTTCCCTTGGCCATTGTGTTTTCCTTACTTTGTGAGATGATCGATTAGCGCTGCTGAAGTTACCCTCCCTTACAGCGCGACCTCGGTAGCGACCTTCCCAGCACCGAGGTTTTTTTTGGGGGCACGAATTAAAATGTTAACAATCGCGCCTTTAATGTGAGACTGGGCGCTTATCTTCGCTTTCAGCTTGATTTCCCAAGGCGCCTGCCCCGGTTAACGAAACCTTGCCGGGGCTTTCCAAATTTGAATGAACATTCTCGCTCCTCTTGGGTTAGCCCTTAAGGAGGTACCAATGGGCTCATTCATTTACGATCACATCGAATGGATATTGTGGGCGTTAATGGCGCTAGCTGCTGCCGTCGTTATAACAGTTTTCTTCTATTATGACGGGAACGGAAACCGGCGTTGAAAAACCGCCCTGAAGGCGGTGCGGATCGTCAAGTTTTCGGTATCGGTTATTCAGTTGCGGGCCATTCGAACGCGGGCAACTCCGCGAGGAAGTCAACAGCACTTGGCTGTTCACGCTGGCCGTTCTTCACCTTTTCAAGCTCGCCAAGCGAATAGGCCCAGACCTGATCGCGCCAGAGCACGAAGGCCTGCGCTTCATCAGCCCATTCCGGCACCGTCGAGTTGACGTAACTGGCGAGAGAATTGCCATCGTCATACTGCTTCTCTTGCGCTTTGCTGTCGATCAGTGTTTGGATGGCCTTGCGATAGGCATCCACCATCGCAGCCAGAACTGCGGCTTGTTTCATCTCAGGCGTGATCATCAGGGATTTATTCAGCGGCATCGTTTTCCTCCAATGAGCGGCCATCGGGCAGATCAATTGGCCCATTCTTGCTGACTACAATGGGCGCGGGAAAGGAAACAGTCTGTGGCGGGTTCGGGTTGCTGTATGGCATCAGAACCGTAATCTGAATTTCACCGTTAACACGCGTGACGGTTCCGACAACAAACGGATTGTCGATCGCTTCAGGCGGATACTCACCGCCATCGGGCAGATCAGAGAAATCAAGCGCATCGCCATTTATGATCAGCACATCTCCATGCGCGGACAGTGTTAATTCCGTGTCACTTCTCTGCGGGGATAAAAATATTCTCATCAGAACCACCTACCGATTGTGTGGAAAGAGACCAGCAGCGATCCCGCCGCCGAGGAACCAATCGTGAAACCGGGATAAGCCGTAGCAGGGTTGACCCCGCAATTGAGGAATTGCAGGCCGAGCACGCTTTCCGAATTATTGAAGTTGGAGCCATACTGAAGTGTATAAAGAGGCGTTCCAGCACCACTGCTACCGGTATAAAAACACCCCACTGCGAGCGTTCTTGCAGGGTTTCCGGTGGCGAATGCTATTGGTGGCGTCAACACGGGTGCATTTGACTGACCGGCGGGTACGGAAACGTTAAAATTTTGTCTGCCCCATGCTATCTGAGTGCCATCCTCCCACCTGGTATAATAGCCATTTGCATTACCACCCTTTTCAATTAAAGCTCCCGTCGGTACGCCGCCCGATTGGGAAACAGTTCCCACTCTATCAGATTGAGTGAGATTGCCGGAAGCGTTGGTATTCAGGATTTTGTTGGCCGCCAGTGTAAGCGCTGCTAGCTTGACAAGGTTTCCATTGGGGTCAGCTATGTAATCCTTCGGTTCGTACTGCCCCGCCGCGTTGCCAACGAGCAGCTTGCCTTCTTGCACAGGGACACTGGCAATATTCGACAGGACCCCATTGCCCAACAGTTCGATTAGCGTCGTCGTCTGGGCGGTCACACGCGCGCCATCCGGCATGAACCGCATGCGATATGCAAACGTTCCAGACGGCCCCGGCCAAGGTTCGGTGAAAGTGCCAGCCGTATTAGAGGCAATACGAGGGTCCGAAGCCGAAGCAGCGGCGATGATCGCCGTGTATCCTTTCAGTTGCACAGTATCGCCCTCGCGGAACTGCGCAGTTCTCCAAAGGGTATTTGTGCCAGTGAAGTTCACTGAATTTTGGGTAACAGTGATCGTTCCCGACGTGTAGTCGGACAAAACAGCCATAGTTTTTCTCCTGAGAACCTAAAGCGTTGTGGCGCTGAGGATGTAGTATCTGACGCCTACCGGATCGGGCAGGTTGTAGGCAAAGCCACCGGACGACGTGTCAATCGTAGTGGGAGCACCGGGACTGAGGTGGACGACAATGCGATTTTCCTCGACCACCGTAACGCACGATTGATTGGTCGGACGCCAGGCATTTGTTCCCGGCAGACGCACATATTGATGAAAGCCCTGCGTGATGCGCTGCGGCCAGTTGGCCATGACTTTCGGGAAGATGAACTGCCCGGAGCCATCGAACGGAACTATAGCTGCATGCGACCCATACTGGCTATCGACCACGTTGGCGGTCGAAAACGCTTCGATCGGTAACCAGTCTTCCTTCATCACGCGCACGGAAGGAAAGCGTGTGTCCACGAGAATATCGTTTCCCGTCGGTCCTGTATCGCTCGATCCTGGACGTTTGATTTGAACAGCGCCGCTGTCCAGTCTGCGTAGGGTACTACCACCGCCCGATGAAAAGCCATCCGTGCTCGTGGCGTAGACCATGTACCGGACATACACAGCATAATCACCTTCAACGCTGAAGGTTATGCCGTTCGGATCGATCTTGTAGAAGACTTTCATCTGTCGCCCGGTCTTGTTAGCCGTGCGATCAACAGCGGGGATGGTAAAATCCAGCCCCTGCAAGGCTAAGATTGTATCCACGAACATCGTTTCGTGCAGTGGAAAGTCGGTCGTTCGCGGCACATAGATGGATGAGTTGGCGGCGATTAGCGGCGTTTGCCCCATCATGACGCACATATTTGGAACGCGGGTACTGGTGAATATGCACTGTCGAGCCGTTGCAGTATCGACGGTAAAACCCCGGCGCGTGAGGATTGCAACCGATGGATTGATCCTGAGCATATCCTGTCCAGCCACTGGCGTTGCATCAGGTGCAGGGATGGCAGCATTGTTTGCTGGCAAATCCCATTGACACGTCACAGCCCGGTAATAGCCACCACTATCGGAATTGCTCAATGCGCAGATATATGGCCCTTCGTTATTGGTGATGCGCCCGACCCATCCCGTATATCCAAGATCAGGATGGATGCTGCGAAAACCTCGGATATTGTTACCTCCCGGCCCGGTTGCGCCAGGTGTCGCGTAGCAGATGTCAGAATTATAGGCGCGAACCGTTTGAACGCGGTCCTTATTGCCTGATGGGCTATCAATATGACCGACGCGCACCCGGCCCAAGCTGTCCATGAGCTTTGCTTCGTAAATCGGTACGATTGGCATGTCCGGGAAGCGGGGGAATATCTCGTAGAACAGAAAATAGTCGCTACCGCTCACCGTCTGATTTACTAACGCCCGCCGTGCCTGCCACGCAGATGCGCCCTCGATCACATAGAGATTGCCGTTTACACCAGTCGATCCGGGATAAACGCCCGGATTGAAACCCGTCGAAAAATAGAACTTGTCCCAGATATAGGACAGGTTCTGTGTCTCGGAATTGAAGAAGAACCGATTGTAAGCCGAGTTCGCCAGCGTCAAAGGATCGTCAGTTTCATACTTGAGGATTTTCAGCACCGATCCGACGCCCGGTTTCCATCCCATGAAAAACAAGCCCATCAGAATACAATCCTTATGTCTGCGAAGTTGTCATAACCGCGCAAAACCATCTTCCCGTTATTGGCCTGGAGGATGTCAAACTTCAAAGTACCTAGACGGGCATTCTGGATGTAGACCTCGCCATTCTGCACAACGAACGGATAGGTAAAGCTTCCGTCATTGTTCGGATCGGCAATGGCGAACTGATTGGCTACGACAATGAACTGGCTTCCTGTCGGCGTGACGTTCACGAACCATCCCGCTTGCTTCCAGGCGTCACCGATGCCCAAACGGGCAAAGGCCGATATCTTCACCGAACTGCCGCCACTGCCAGCCTGTGCGGTCATGCGCCATGCTGCATTGGCCACCGTACCGTCAACAGAAGCATTCACTTCGGTGAGTGCGTTTGACACCGCCGTGATGTCGCCTTCAACCCCGTCAACACGGCTTTGTAGCAGGCTAACAGTGCTGGCGTCGGCTTTCTGTCCAAGGCTCACATTGATCTGTGTCAGCTGTTGGCCGATGGCGCTATTCGGCCCCGTGGCCACAAATATGTCTTCCGTCCACTGGGCCTGCGCAGTGCCAAAGGTGCTGGTCAGTTCACGACGGATAGCTTGCCGATCAGCATAGTTGCTGTTGTGGTTGTCCGAGGTCGTGGTTGCAAGTTCCTGCGCCTGCCGCTTCAACTCGCGTAGGTCATCGGTCATGTAATTGATGAGGCCGCGTACATCTTCATCAAGACGTTCGTAGTCGACCGGGCTGTCATCTCCGGTGGTATCCAACGTCGTGAACGGCGTGGCCGCTGACCAGGCGACAGACCTACCATTATCAACCCGGAGCCGCGTCCGAACGAACCAGTCAGTGAGTGACGTCAGTCCTTCGACAATAGGAACGTTGATAACGTCCCACGTGACGAACTTGGTAAACACCTGCGACGGGTCATTCGCTGGCCAATATTCAATGTCCACGCCCACGACCGAGATATCGTCAATGGGAAGCCAGATGAGCCGGACGCCAGGAATTTCCCCCTTTCCATCTGCAACAACCTTGAAAGGAATAACGCCAAAGCCCTGCACCTCTGCCAGATATTGCGGCGGTGGCACGACGATGATGTTCGGCGGGTTGGTTTCATAAGCCGTCGGATCGAAGACGCCATTGCTGATCTGCTGCAACGAGAGGGATATGTCGCGGGCGCCGTCGGTATTGATGCCGCCAAGCTGCCGCGTCAGAACCTGATATGTCCGGTCGCCATACTTGGCGCTGTTCCAGCGAACCCACCGGCCTTCCTTGATCGTATCGAGGAATTTCGGATGAACGACGATTTCAGCCGATGCCTGATAGCGAGCGCCACGGATGGCGATATCGGCCAGCCTGTCCACCTGCCGCACATCGGTGACGGCAGCGTAAGGGATGGCGCTGGCAAGCGTTTCCCGATCTTCAGCCAATGCACCGGCATCGATACGGGTTGCGGCGTCCTTCGTTTCATAGAAGTCATCCGGCGAAACGTAAGAGGCCGCAACGGTATTGATTAGCTCGGTGCGCTTGCGTTTCGCACTGAAGCGAAGCGGTGCACCACGCTTGATGTCAGCATCGGTGATAGTTGCAACGATGGCCTGTGGAGCGCCTGCAATCGGGAATTCGCCGTCAACACGCTCCACCCACGAGCCGCACATGGCTTCGAGGATCGGCGTCAGATTGGCGTCGTGGTTCGCGCCGGGACCGTCCTTGGCAATTGCGTGTGCACGATAGCGCTTCGAACCGTCCGACATGACTTCGTCGCAGATGTTCGCAGCCTGGGTGTATTCTGCCAACGGCAGACGGCTTGCACGAACAGCCTTGCCGACCATGCGCTGAGTGCCGTTGAAAAAACCGCGTTCCAGATTGTAGATCTGCACGACCGGATTATCGGAATATTCCCACGTGCTCTGATCGTCCCAGCGATGCGCGCCTGATCCGCCCATCGTGCTGTCTTTGCGCCAGTCGTAAAGCGGCGCACCGACGACTTCGAATAACAGTTTTGCCGGAGATGTCAGACCGTCGCCGTTCTTGCGCAGTTCGGAAAACACGACGGCATAGGCAACGCCTGCACCGCGATGGTTTGCAGTCCAGCGGCCAGCAGGACGGGCATTACTTATCAGCGTCGGCTCTGCCTGTTGATCCATCGTGCCGTAGAAGAACTTGACGCGGACGTTATCGTGATCGTCGCCGCTTGTTCCTTCATTCGGCACAAGCCAGTAGCCGTTGGCATCCTGCTGGCTCAAGATGCGCCATTGGCCATTATAGCGAACACGCGGAACAGCCGTGATGCGGAAGCTCGACAGCACGAACACGTCCTGTATCAGACGCCCGCCCGACCCGTAGCTGTTTCGATAGATGTGATGGCCTTCCGTCGCGCAGGTACCGAGAATGACCGAGCGCGGGATATTGGCCCCGTACTGGGTTTCAAGTTCCGAGGCGCGGCTCTGCGTCTTTGGAGGGAACAGCGCATTGACGGCATATTTGAGTGCGATGCCGAAGGCTGTCTGCGCGATACCGGCGAGGATCGGGCTTGCAGCCGCCCATGCGGCCACGCTTGATACAAGCCCGCCAATCGCGGTGAAGATAGGCGCTAAAAATGGCATGCGACAGCCTCAATCAGGCGCAACAAAAAAGGCCCGTTGCTGGCGGACCTTCAAAGGCGCAAATTGTCGAAGTGGTTACAGGCCGACCTTGTAGGCCTGCTCGATGTCGGTCACGGACAAGAACGCGAGCCCATGCGGCTGTTTCGCCGCGAAGCCGGAGCCGCAAATGAACCCGGCCACGTATTCGCCATTGATGCGGATAACGCCCACATCGCCACGGCGGGCAGAGAGCCGATTGACCGGCTCAAGCTGGAGATAGGTTTCGAATACGTCCTTGACGTTCTCGCAGCCATTGGCGCGCATCTTGCGAGCTGCGCCGGCTTCGGTCTTGTACTTACCCCGAAACTCCGCAAGCGGGTCTTCGCCGGTGACCGCCTTGATGGCATCTGCGGCCGTCATCAGGCAATCCGAAACACCCCATTCAGGCGCGATCGATACATGAGCCGTCGCAAGGTCTTCCAACGCCCGATCCCAACCGGGGACCCTAGCCGAATTTGATTTTGAAGAACTCATTCTTGATCCTAGCGGCGTATTCGAAAAGCATGTCACCGGGCGACACAAGCTGCTGGTCCTCATGCGAGGCGTAGCGGTAGCCCTCGCGGAAGTTGTCGACCGCGCCCGTTTCAATGTGGCCTTCTAACCAGACCTCGTCGCTTTCTTCGCGGTGGTCGATGTAATCGACATAGCCGTACCAGGTCGGCTCGGCATGAAGGAAAGCGTTGTTGTCCGGGTCGAAATAAAAGTCGTAGAACGTGACAGGTCGATTTTTATAATCTTCTTGCTCGATCAATCCGAGCTTATCCGGCGTCAGGCCGAAGTCGGCGGCAGCGGGCAGGCGCATGGTGACTGGTTGGGCCGCTGTGCCAAGCGCATACATTGGCTCATCGATATCGATGATGGTGTTGCCGTGATAGGTCAGGCCACCATAATCGACACTGCCCTTGCCCGAGAAAAAGCCATAGGTGCCGGTGCCGAACTCGAACTTTACGGCAGATGCGATCTTGCCCCTGCCCTCGTTGAGCAGTTGCTGTAGACGTGCGGGAAAGGCCATGAGTTACCGTCAAACCAATGAAAGGGTGGATCGAACCGCGCCCAACTGATATCTGGCCGGCATGATTAGAAGCGTTTGCATGTTGATTGTCGGTTTTGGCGCCTTGATCCAAGGAGTTCTTCGCCTTGGAAATCCTGCCCAAGCAGTTGAGAGAACGGGCTGGTTATATCAGCAGTTCGGAGACCAAGGCGTAGCTATCGGCATGATCGCCATGGGTGCCGTCGCATTGGTCATAGGGGCCATTATGTTCAACAACACATGGCTTCGCGCTATTCGCGCACGGCGACAGCGGTGATCTGCCTATCTCGGCACCTCGATGAGCTGAAACTTCGCCGTTGGCATCACGCCGTCTTCAACTTCGGTCGATCCCGGCACAATCCGGGTATTCAGAACTGGGTCTTTAAAGCGAACCGTTGCGCCATTTGCGATGTAGGACGGCACCGGCGGCTCGACAGGTAGCGTGATTGTCGCCCCTGCCGTAGCGTTGGCCGTTACCCGATGAAGACTGTGATAGACGGCGGACGTGAGCGAAATCAGATCGCCCTTCGTCATCGCCAATCCCACAGTCACGCCGCCGATCAGTAGGGTTTTCCCATTCGTGACCGATGTCAGTGAACCATTGTCAGCCGGAACGGAGCTATTCGGATTGCTCCAATAAGCACGGGGAAGCGATTGCTTACCGAGAACCGTGTAAACAATCGTCTCCATGCCGTTCTGCGCTTGGGCAAGCCAGCCTTCGAACTCCGCCAGATCATCGTCATACATCGGTTGGGTTTCGATGTTGACTGTCCACCACTCATCACCGTTCTGGATCATCGATATGGCTCGTTCGCCATACCGAGACATTGAAATTGGCTTATTCAGCCGTGGACGGCCAGCCTGATACTCGATGAAGTCAGGAAGGCTGATACTCATTTCGCATAGCCTCTCTGGTTCACCTGACGCAGATCACGAGCGGCGCGAACAGCGCCGCCCTTGTCGTACTTTTGGATACCAGCCTTGAAGGTCTTCGCAGAGCCCTCCTCGACTTCGCTCTTGATGTAGTTCTGGAAGTTCCCGTCATTCACAAAACGGGTTTCCGTGATGATACGAACAGTCTGCTGGCCGCCAGCAACAGCAGCCTCTCGAACACTCGGCAAGGTGGAGTGAGACGGAATTGAGACGACATTCCCATCAACCGGACCGCCATATGCAAAACCGCGGACCTTGTTATCGTTCATAGCCTGAAGCCACGGGCCGAAAGCTTTTGTCGCCTTTGCGTTCATGACAAATTCGCCGTTCGACAGCCAAGCCGGAATACTGTCAGAGGTTGCAGAGCCGGGACCAGTCACGTAGCCGCCGCTTGCAAGCCGCAGGCCTGACCACGGGTCAGCAGCTCCTCCCACCCCCCCTCCGCCAAACAGACTGCCAATCCACTTGCTGATTCCACCGCCACCAAACAGGCTTTCAATCCCGCTATCGATGAGGGCATCCGCAATCTTGTTGATGGCATTCACAGCCGCATCAGCCAACGCCCCCCATAGGCCACGCCCATTCGCAAGCCCATCCGCCATATCGGAGAAAAAGCCCTTCGTCGTATCCTTGGCGAAGTTGATAGCGTCCTGCGTTTTCTGGATTGCAGATTCCAGACCTGCCATCGTGCCTGCGAGCATCTTGATGTAATCAGCCTGTTTCGGCGTGAGGTCGATACCATGCTGTTGCGCCTGATTGAGCATTTCCTGCTCGTATCGAAGCGCATTGGCGGCTTCTTCGGTCATCCCGAGAGCCTGCTGTTCAACCAGAAGCGAAGCTATACGCCGATCGGCACCGTCAATGATGTCCTGATAATATTCGGCATCGGTCTTGCCCCTCCGCTTACGACCTTTCTTCGACTTATCGTCAACGTCGGTTAGGCCCTTGGCAAGCTCTCTCAGCTTGTCCGCTGCGGCAGATGCCCCGCTTTCAATGGCCGAGTACATCCCGCCGACATAGTCAGTCTTTTGCGCATCCTGAATGGATTTTAACACACCATTGTCAAATGCTTGGGCTTGGCCTGCATAGGGATTTTCAATTTGACTAATCTTGTAGTTGCGCAATGGCCCCAGATCGGGAAACTGCGGCGCCCCTTCCCGATCCATTCCCAATGCTTCGAATCCGTTCCGAAGCGACCCGTTGATGCTTATAATCATGCCGTTCACGAGGCTTACAGTCTCGCGCACCATATACTGGATACCGCCGAGAAAATTATTAGCGACCTGAATGGACAGATCAGCAAATGCCCCGGGAAGTGCCGACCATCCGTTTACAATAGCATTGTAGCTTCCGACGAATACCCCGATGATAGCATTGACCCCGCTTTTTGCGGCCCCGACGATGTCCAGTCCGAAGATCCTGGTCAGTTCATCGCGGAATAAATTTGTGGCAATGACGGCTGCGGCAAAACCAGCCACCAAAGCGGTAGCGGGATTAGCGAGCGCGAACGATGCACCCATGCTGATCGCGGCAACCGATACACGGCCCATCCAAGCGATGAGAGTTACCATTCCGGCGATCACGGATGGCGCATAGATTAGCGCGAGTGCCGCAGCAGCCGTTGCAGCGTAAGGAGCAATGGCCTTAAGATTGTCGGCAAGGAAGATGAGAGCCTGAGCGGTGCGCTTTGGCCAATCGACCATTTGCAGACCCGCCGCAGAAAGCGACACAAGGCCGATGGTCAGGAGGCTTACTGGCGAGATGACGGACATGAATGCCGCGCCGAGACCGCGTAACGGATTTTCCATCATGCTAATGACCGCTGCCAGCTGCGTGCCCTGCTGCAAGCCGATCTGGAATGCGCCCATTCCCATCTGCGCAGAAACGGCGATGTCCTGAAACTGTGCCGCGATATTTGCCGTATTGAACTTGCTGGCGGCCCGGATGTTGTCGTTCGCTGCCAAATGCACACGTTCAATTGAACTAGCGGCACGAGATGACCCAGACGTGAGATTTCGCAGAGTGTTCAATAGTCTGCCGAATAAGCTATCTGCTCGTCCCGCCGACTGCCCTGCTTGCATGGTTTCCGAGGCCAGCCTACTAGCCGCCGATGCAGCGCCAGAGCTGGTCGAAGAGAATCCATTTACCGCAGCTTCCGCTCGCTTAGCCGCTCCGGACATCTTGTCGAGCGCACGAGTGCCTTTCTCAACCTGATCACTGCGCACTTCCAAGCCAAGAGTAGCGATGTCAGCCATGTTGCGTTCCTTTCAGGCGAAAGCTATCGTCCTCGCCACCTAAGAAGGAGACGGGGCATGAAGTATTTATTCATCGGGGCAATGATTGCGGGGCTCTGGGCCAGCACGGCAGCGGCTGAAACCGCAGACTGCGGTAACCTTAATTCTCAACTGCTTACGATCAAAGATTGGTCAGCGAAACCGGGAGATTTCGGGAGCGTATCCGTCAGCATGACCCTACAAAGCAACAGCGACAAACAAATCCGCATGCTCAAAGCCGTCGCACTGTTCGTTGACCCTTTTGGCGAGAAAATCGCAAACCTTGCACTCGATCCTGACACGGTCATCAAGCCCAAGGCAGCCCTTGTGGAAAAGGGTTCTTGGAGCGCCGCTCGGCTAGCAAAAGTCCGGCCTCAAGACGTAACCGCTAAGATATGCGTTTCCGCTGTCCTGTACGAGGACGGGTCGAAGGAAGAGTTCAAATGATTAGGTCAAGTGTTCTTGCATTCGCACTGACCTTAACCTCTCCTGCTATTTCTCAGCCAATTGAAGTTGCACCAGAAAAACAGGAACAGTTACAAAAATCTCTCACTCGGTTGATCTTTGCGGATCAATGTAACAAGCGGCTAGATATGCCAGAAATCGTTGAAGACGCCCAAAAGGCATTTATCAATTTTTTGGCCTCTGCTGGCGTGAAAAACCCCTCTGAAACGGCAAGTAATGCTTTGAAGAAACTTGCCGACCAACCGCAGGAAAAAGAGCAAACCAATTTCTCGCTGTTCAATCCGACCATGTGCGGGAAGTTGGCAACATCATTGAAACAAGAGCTAGGAAATTAAAAGCGGCCCGTATGGCGCTCCTTATGCTGGCAGCCTGCTCCGCCATCTACCCACCCTCGCAACACGCGCTATAATCCCCCGAAAGAGGGAACCCACATGAAAGCACTCGTGTTCACCAGCCTCGCCCTGCTTGTTCTTTCCGGTTGCACAAGCAATCGGGCGCCGGACCATGAATACAAAGAAGTTCGCTGCAAGCAGTTGCTTAGTCGGACGGAATATCCGGCCATTCGGGAAATCGAGCGCGTACAAGCCAGAACCGAAGCGGCGCAGTTAGGTTGTTATCAGAAGACCTAAACGCGCTTTTGCGGCCTGTCGCTTTTCTTTCGATAAAGCCTTTCATCTGCCAGAGCTAAGACTTCCTCGAAAGTCTGCCTTGGCTTGCAGGTTGCAAGGCCCACCGAAACAGATAACGGCAATTCTTTGTCCGGCCTTTTCTCGTTCAAAAGGCCGGACGCTCTTGAACTGATATCTGCAACCACAGAATCGATGTTACTTGTTTCTGCTTTCGGTACGAACGCACAAAACTCATCACCTCCGATGCGCGCAATCAGGCTGTCGTTCGACAAGCAATCTTCCAATGCTTGTGCTACTGAAATTACGGCATCATCGCCTGTCGGGTGCCCGTATTGATCGTTGATCCGCTTTAAATAATCGATATCAGCAATCAAAAACCATCCGCGAACACCTGCCTTGTTGGCTGCATTAAACTGCTGGATAAAACTTCTCCGGTTGAGGAGGCCAGTTAGCGGGTCAATACTGGCTACCCGCGCCAGTTCATTCGCTCTTTTCACCGCAACGCGGTAAGACTCTTCGAGCTTTTCCAATCGTGAAAACCAGAAAACGCCTAACGGTATTGCGATAAGAAACGGAAGTAAGAGACGGACTACAATCGTGACCGTGTCGGAACGCGCACCAATCACGACACGTATCCCTGTCGAGAGCGAAATCGAGATGAGCGCTGCTATTACGGCAACCAACGCCGTGCGTTTCCAAACGTAACTTGATGGCACCCGCAAAAACCCAGCCCTCAATAGGTATACCCAGCAAGTCGATTAACGCTTCTTGTATGTTACTTCAACAATCATTCCCGTTTCTTTCTCTTAAACCCACGCAACAGCGATGCAACGCCATGCCCGTCACTGGCAGGGGTTTCGTTCTTCAACTGGTCGCTGGATTTGGTTTTATGGCCAGCCCGCGTGACAGCAAGGATGGCGTTATCCAGTAAGCAGATTAGTTCGACCTCCCATGTCAGCATCGAAATGCCGTGAACACGGCTATAGGCGTCGATCTCTCCATACGAGATCGGATTTGCAGACATGCCGACTGATCGGCGGGCGTTCAGATCAAGGAACCAGCCCCAGACGTGTCGTAAATCGTCTGGGAAGTCTGGCAGGACGGTCGGCCGTCGTTTAGCGAAGACGGCCTCGCCGAACGAAATTAGCTCGCTGGCGAGGCTTTCACGAAAGCCAGTTGATTATCCGCCGCAGCGTCGATTTGCTCGGCAATGAACCACAAATCCGGATTGGTCAGCACTGCCCGAACGTTTTCCGTCGTGCATTCAATGGCCTTCCCGCCTCGCTCGAATCCTTCCCACGAAAGAACAGCGGCCACCATCACATCAACTGCGCGATCTTCAATTTCTTCGACCGTCTGGACTTTCTTCGGATTGCGCTTCTGGTCGCGAATGTTGGCATTCGCCAGGCGCCGCTGAACATCACGGACGCGCTGCGACTGATACGATGCAACGCGAACTTTCATGCCCAGCTTCTTGCCAGTGGTTGGGTGAACGATATCCACCTCGAAACCTTCGTCAAATGCCTTAGCCGCGCCGTCAAATACTGACAGATCCATCTGTGAACTTCCTGTTGATACGTCTGTGGAGAAACGGTTGATAAACTGTTGGAATTACGGGGTTCCTGCAGTGGCTTCTTGTTCAAAAACGGCGGTCGTAATGCCGAGATTGAAGGTCGTGGTGACCACATCATCGGCTTCGCCATAGCTTTCCTTCGCCGACTGCACGAGCGCGTGAAAATAGAACTCGGTTGGGGTTCCGGTTTCATCTGGCGCATCGTTCGCGATGATGCGAATTGCGTAAGCCAGATTGGTCTTTTCAGCCGCCCTCAGCGCGATCTGACCTGCGTCGAGAGGATCACGGCCACATACCAGGGCGAGTACGCCAGCATCGCGAGCACCCTTGAGATGGCGCACACGGGCATCGGAAAGGCTGGTGAAAGTGACGTCGTTCGCCTCATCACCGAATTCGCCGAGGTTCTGAACTTCACCGACGGGCACGTAGGCCAGTGCCTTGTACGCTGTGATGATAGCGGCCTCGTTGGCGCCGGTTACAGGGGTTGCAGGCCCGATCGCAATCGTAGAGCCCGAAGCAGTTGTAATCATGGGTCTTCTCCATATGAAAAAAGCCCCGTATCGGGGCTGTTAACGGCTCAGGCCGGATCAAAGTTATGCGAAACAGTCGTATGAGATCGTCACAGGCACTTGCCAGTGCGTCTCATCGCTGAACCCTTGGGCGATGTCGGGTGCATTGGTGATGCGAACGGTCAACCCGTCTTTCGGCAGCTTAAGGTCAGTCGGGAAATGTTCGGCCACCTTCCCGGCATTCTCTGTGGACTTCGTTGCTCCACCGTTCAGAGGCATGAACACATCAATCTGTAGAATGCCGCGTCTTTGATGAGGCGCGGTCGATCCGACGAACCGCCGTCGCGAAGTGTTCGGCACATGCGTCACACGCAAATATCCCGTAGCGGGCCGCTGGAAGCCGACATTCGGCCAAGCGACCGGAAGCGCCGGATTAAGCACCAAAGACGCAACGCGCTCGAACAGAGCGTTTTCTATACTCTTCTCGATCGTCATGTCAGAGCTTGAGCCTTTGCTTCACTTCTTTGGCTTTGGCGGCAACGATCTCCTCCCATCGCTGAGCGATGAGCGTTACCCATGGACGGGGAGCCGCACCTTTGGCACCATAGTGGACATATGCCGCGTAGTTGGCGGTGTAGCCGAGATAGATGGTGTCTCCGAGGTCCGCGCTATTGATGACCAGGATGACTGGCTGCAGATCAGGCGGAACCGACCCGCCGGGATTGTCTCGATACAGCCTTGGCATGGCTTCCCGCGACGCCATCAGAGAGGCACGAAGAAAGCCGGTTCGCCGGTAATTCTCAGATGATGGCCGGTCATAGACCATGTCCGACAGAAGTTTGTCCATCTGACTGACGAGCTCTTGCGCGCTCTCTTTGAACACGACTTCAAGCGCGCCATCCACCTTAACGGCCCACTGCCCGACGGTTGCGGCAAAAGACTTGGCCATTATTCCACCAACTGAGCGACGAAATCGATCTTGTATTCGGCCACGCACTTGCATCCGATCTTGTGCCGGGCCGAAATGCCTGGAGCATGCGGATACATGATCAAGGTGCCGTCTGGCGCCACGAATGGTTGGTCATACCTGACCTTCTGTCCTCGCATCGCAACATGCTGCGCTCGCGGGTGCTCCTGCGGTGTGTGTCGCCAAGTCTTGGTGACGATGTCTGCCGAGAGATTTCCGTTATCGATCTGCTGGCGAAAGGCGATGTCTTTTGCCGCTGCCATCGCATCGAATGTTTCATTCAGGGCGATCGTGTCGGCCCGAAGCTTCAGCAGGCCTGCACTATAACGATTGACGATCCTGTCCACGACATCCGCCGGCAATGGGGTTTGCTCCTTAAGAGCTTTCGTCACCGTTCGGTCAAATCGCTTGTCTCGCCGGCCGCGCTCAAGATAGTTCCGCAAAAGCGCAGGATCGCCGGAAAGAAGCTCGTCACGAGCGCTCTGTACGAACAGGGCCTGTGCTGCCGTCAGACCGACAATCCCGCCTTCTCGCGTTCCAGTAGCCCGGTTTACTGGCCCAACGATAGCTTTGGCGGCCTTCGCCGGATTGTCGCCGCGAGCAAGGCTATCCGTCAGAGCAGTACGGATGCTTTCGACCTGATCAGCTACAATTCCTGAAACGAGACTGGCCGAATGATCGCGCAGCCAATTTTCAGCAACCACGTTCCGAGCATCCCAACGAATCACCACAGTATGGCCTTCCGGGTCTTTCAGTGCCGGCATGGTCGAAACCGTGTCGACTCCCCCCGCATTGAACGCCTGACGCAATGCCTCTTCGAGCGGATTAAACGCTGCCTCTTCAATGAACATTGCGTCAATCGCGCCTGCGATGTCGCCCTTCTCCATGCGTTCGACAATGCGCTTGATCTGCACCTTGCTCTTGATGTCGTTGACCGCATCCATGAATGCAGCGCGCAACAATGGCTCATATGCGGAAACAAGCTGTTCAAACCGTTCACGAGGCGTGAGACGCTTCAACATTGCTTACGCCCTCGCTTGCAGTTCGAAATAAACGATCATTCCAGCCGGATTAAGCGGCTTCGCTTGAACAATTGTGCTTACAATCCCGCCGATGATGACCTTGTCGGTTGTCGTCGGCTGGATTGTCAGACCTTTTGTGGCCACGTAAACCTTCTTGTCGGTCGACTTGATCAGCGTCCCGTCAACATCCTTTTGGTCATAATCCAGCGCTACCAGAGTGCACGGATAGTCCATATCGCTCGTGCCTGGGTTCCATGGATCGCCAGATGTCTCCGTTCGCCGGATAGCGCCGGTCTGGCCGAACTCGTCGATAAGACGGTTCGCTGTAGCAACCGAGCGGGCATAGTTGAACTTGGCCATCAGCCCACCGATTTCAGCCAAAGACAGGTGGCATCAAGATCGCGCAGATACGGCGCGAGCATGCCATCAACTGTCGAGATTAAAGGCGTGAGGAATGCTGCCGTGCCATCGGATTGAGCATTCGCATACTGAACTTCGAGGTCTCCCACCTTCTCGCGAACAATCGCAGACGATGAAGAACCTGAGTTGTTCAGGCTGCCGGGGTTCACCGCTTCCTCATAGGCGGCATAGAACGAGGCATAAATTACCGCCTGCGGGATTACGTCAGAAGGTATCGCCGTTCCTCTCAGTGACGCATCTATGCGAGGCCACGCCCGTTCCTGATCAAATGAGGCAATACGACCGATGAACCGGTCGCCATAGACAGCATCAATGTAGAGACTGCCGCGCTGACGAAGAACGGCAAGCGACGGCGCATCATCGGGCAATGTGTATCCGTTATCATCCAGCCATTGCTGGAACTGATCGTCAGTGCCGTAGCCTGCCATGTTCGTTATTCCGCCAGTTTCGCGTCAATCAGTTCCTGAAGCTTTGCATTGGAGACGTTCTTGGCATACTCAATGCCAAGTTCATCTGCCTGCTTCTTCAGATCTTCCCGCTCACCCTGAGAAAGATTGGTGATTGCAGCCCTGTCATCACCGTTGCCAGTAAGGACTTCATATCGACCGGCCCAGCCCTTCGGCTCGTCCTTTACGGTCACTTCGGTACCGACCGGGATTTCACCCTTGGCGCCAAAGATACCCGGCTTCGTGATTTTCACACGCATGCTCTGTTCCTTCCTGAAATAGGACGCCCGGCACTGAGGCCGGGCTGGTTCATCAGTTGACGACGGTGGAGTAGAAAACGCCGGTCTTGCCGTTGTAATCTGCCCGGATTTCCAGACCCATCGCGCCCATGATGAGGAACTGATAATTGTCAGTCGGGTTCTGGCGAACCTTGGCGGTCGTATTCACGGCCATGCCGACAATCGGACGGATAAACTCCGAGTTCGGAACAAAGCCGAAGAACTCATTTCCGCTCAGCTCATAAGTCACCGCAATCTTGTTGATGCGACGATTGGTGAGCAGATAGGAGAGCAGAGTGCCGCCCTTGAACCCCGTTGAACCCGAATAGGACTTGTCGAAGTTCCGACCGATCTCAGGCGAGACATACAGATTGACCTTCCCCGTGATGAGGTTGTCATCGAGCATGGCGCCGAGCGTCTGGGTGATGAAATTGTCGATATCATCAGAGCCCGCTGTCGTCAGGTCGATGTTAGCACCGCCGGCAGCCGATCCAAGGTTGATAGCCTTGGAGAATGGCGAGGTCCGAATACCGTAGCCCGAATATCCCTGCACAGTGATGGAAGCATCACCATCGAGGGCATACAAAGCCATATCGCGGCGGATCTTGGCGGTATGTGCTTCCTGATCGTCCGACAGAGCGTCGAAGTTCTCAGACTGCAGCGTGTTCCATTCCCGCCATTCGCGACCATATGCGGTCGAGAAGATCGGAACCGGAGTGCCGCGGTAGTCATAAGTGACCTTATCCAGCGGAACCGGCACCTGACCAGACAGCGAGCGAACAACCGTACCGGCATCCGAAGACACGCGATTGAGGTGGACGAGCTTGCCGATGTTGACGGCCTTTGCGAGCGGCATCAGATCGGCCATGTAGACCTGACCTTCGTCGTTTCGCATGACTCGGCGGGTAATTCCGTCAAGTTCGAGCCACGCATCACGCGGCAGAACTGCCGACTGATTGCGCACTGCGGCAAGAGCATCTTCGGAATTGTGAAACCATTCACGGTCCGCCGAGACTTCATCCCACCAGCCGGCATGAATGCGCGAGCTGTTGAGAAGCTGGGAGGAGAAATAGCGCATCTGGTGTTACTCCCTTATGCCGCTGCCAGATGGCCTTTGGCCGCGCGTACACGCACAAGCTGGTCCGATCCGGTCGTGTTGTTGTAAGCCTCTTCAGCGATCGCGATGATGCGATCTCCAGCGGCGGTGAGAACGAAGTGGCCAGTGGCGTTCGTGGTGAGTTCCGCGCCCTTGGCGACGTTGGTGCCGGTCGGTACGCGGACGTTAAAGAACTGCTCATCGAGCATTTCCATGCCGATCATGCGATCGCCGGCTGCCCACGGATCGTCCACGCCCTTGAGGACAAGGTAATTGTCCTGAGCGATGAACACCTTTTCATTGGTGGATGCGCCAGCGATGGCAAAGCCGCCGGTGCCATTCAGCACGACAGCAAGGCCCGGGAGAGTTGCGGCAGCTGCAATGCCTTCCTGAACCTGCGGTGTGGCCTCCGTGAAGGGGCCGGCGAAAATCTTGTTATAGCGGGCCATGGATTATTCTCCTTCCGGAACCTTGAAGCCGGGCTTTTCAGCCATCGGCTTGAACGCCCCGTTCAGAGCGGCGGCACGGCCCGGTTCGGCCTTAGGCGCAAGCTCCTTGAGCGCGTCAATAGACAGTGTATTGGCCACGGCCTCAGTGAGAAGATTGGCCTTTACGACCTTCTCGACCAAGCCAGCCTTTTCGGCGTCTTCCTTGGCCTTCTGGTTGGCGACCATTTCATTTTGTGCATCAACCAGAGGCTTCACAGCGTTGGCCACTGCGGCGCCGATGGTTTCGCCGATCTTGGCAAATCCGTCCGTGAGGGTTTTGACCTCATCGGAAAGCGCCTTGAACTGCTCGTCAGAGACAGACATGTCGTCTTCCTTTCGATTGGTTGAGGGAACCCGCTCGGACAGGCCAACGGCCTCCATAATCGCGGACTTCATTCGCTCCAGCACGGACGCCTTGGAGCGCCGTTCCAAAGCTCGGGCGAGGCTATCCACCGCCCAATCCATTTCGCGGTCAGCGTCCTCGATGAAAGAGTTGATGACCTCGATTTCCTGTTTCTCGCCCTTGGCGTTGACCAGCATGCCGACGCCTTGCTCAGGCGTGGCGGCGCCCTGCTCATCAAGCAGGATGGCGTCATGGTCGAATTCAAGGGCTCGAGCGATATGCTTGTAATTCACATCACCGTTGGCGGCTTCCAGGAGCGCAAGAAGCCCAGTCGACGTATGAATAGGCCCGCCATTGTCGACGGCTTCCAGAACTCGCTTGCCGCCTTCTGAGCGACTTGCCGTTTCAACGTCGATGACCTTGTCGAGAAACACACGACCATTCTCACGACGCACGTTCTCATTCCATGCCCCGATCCAGCCGAGATTGATCCCTTCCGGGTCTCGAGCCGAGACAAATGCACCGTTGATCATTGGATGGCCGAGCGGTGCCGGTGTGCGCTCCAGACTGGTAAAACTCTTCTCGATCTCGTCAGCCGGATACATGATATCGTTCATGACGATATTGTCCGGTAGAGTGGCAGACGGGACGATAACCACGTCTCGCCCGTTTCTCTTCTCGCGTCGGATCGCACCGGCGTTAGCCAGTGATCGGATATTCACCCGAACGGTTTTGGACATTTTCAATCCTTTTCGGATACTAAAAGCCAGCAAAGACAACGGGGGCTGCAAAAATGCTGGATCGTAATTCTTGGGACTACATGCGCATGATCGAGCGCGAGTTCGTTCGAACTCTTGATTTCGTTTCTCTAAGTGACGAACATGCGAAAGTTCACTCTAACGAGTACGCCAAGCTGTTACTGCTGGCGGGGAGTGAAGTTGATACGTTGATGAGCTTCGTGGCATCTCATATTGCCGAGAGGCCTATTTCCGGCGTTAAGGGATGCCAAACAATTCTTTGTAGCCACTACAAGGGCTTTGAAACCGCAGAGATTTCGATCCCTCGCATTGATCGAACAATTCGTCCGTTTTCCGCTTGGTCAAAGAAGAGAACTTCTCCTGATTGGTGGGTCGCCTATAATAACGTGAAGCATGATCGCTATCGCAATTTTCACGATGCCAACCAAGAAAGCTGTCTGCAGGCTATTGCCGCATTAATTGTTCTAAACCTATACAAGTTCGGTGACTGCCTAGAGCCTTACACTGAACTCTTTGATCCGGGTTATCCTCAATCAATTTCCACGTCTGGATCCATCAATCTTCCTGGATTTGTGAACCCTTTGGACGTGTAATAGCCGCCGCCATATCCTCTTCATCGTCCTCACGGTATCGCTGTTCGTCCGTGAGAGGTTCTTTACCGACGACTTCACGCATCTCATCAGCCGTGAATACCAACTCATTGGATGCGCTCATCTTCTGGTTGGTATCGGCCATCTTGGCGACACGGTCGATCTTCTCGGCCATGGATGTTTCAGTCAGATCGGCCCAATCCAGAAACCAGTCCCTTTCGGGGAGGATACGGAATCGCTCCAGACGGTTGATGAAATCCATGATGTTCGGACGTACCGTATTGGTACGGCGAGACATGTTCGTCTTGGCCCATTCGTCTGCATCTTCAGTGCTGGCCCGTTCGCCAGTCTGAGACCCGACAAGAATCTTGACCGGGATAGAGATGGATGCAGCAAATGCTTGAAGAGCGATGGCAAAGAAGTGTTCAGGGCTGGGCAGCGTGACGCCAAGTGTCTTCGCGGTCATTCCCTGCATCATCAGTAGCTTATCAAAGCCGCGCTGCCAGTCTTCAACCTGGTCATTCATGCGGTCAACGAGCTCATCAACTGGCACGCCCATGACCTTCGCCATCTCGTCAAGCTTGGCTTCAGCGTCGACTTCGAGCACCGGCGCTGACTTGGCGTTCTTCCAAAAGCCCTCACCGCCTGCCCCGCTGACCTTTTCAAGTGTGATTAGGTCGTTGTAACCAGGCTCCAGCAGAGAACGACAATCCAGCGTGCCATCCCGCGACCAGACAATCACCCGATCAGGATGCAGCATGAACTGACGAGGCTGGCGAGTTTCTTCTCCTACGCTTGCCTCATTGAACTGGTACATCAGCGGCTGGCCGTAGGTCTCGGACATTTCGTCCGTATCCCACTGCGAGACTTGCAACTGGCCCTCCCATGCCGGGATGACTTCGACCAAGCCCATAAGCCCGCCCGGCACCGTATCAACCGGATCCGAGAACTTCTTACTGTCGGCGAGGCGTAGGATCAGACCAGAGTAGGCGCCAACAAGCGACCGTCGATCGGTTTCTGCGAGACGCGACCAGATGCGGAGGTCTTCAAATCGTTGGCGAATATCGGCCTCAAGCTTGGTTTCCTCACTGCGCTGCCCCTCTGACCCGTCACGCTGCTTTTCCTGGAGGAATGGGTTGTCCTGCCACGTCTTCAGGATTGTCTTGTCAACACCGGCTGCGGCAATACCGTTTCGGCGGTACACGCCATACAGCATATCGAACGTCAGATTTTCAGGATATCCGAAATCAGCGTAATGGTTATGCTTGGCAGCGCTGAAGTAGCCCGGGAACATGACGTCGAGCCGACGCGCCGCGGCATTGGCCAAGGCTCGAATTGGGTTCATCGGTGCCTCTTGCTTAGGAATAGGGCAGCCGTAGCAGGCGCCTCTATATTGATATTGTCCGCCGCGATCACCGCGTCAGCCAGATTGTGCGATTTAACGCCGAGATCCTTTTTGAGCTTCAGCTTAGGGACAACTCGCTTCTTGCCTTCGCTCTCCACCCACCAAGGGACGCAGAGTTCAGTGAACAGCGCATCAAGTTTCGCCTTGCCCATCTCAGATGAGAACGACAACACGTCCTCAGGCTTGATCGACTGGCCACGCGTGACTGCGTTGAACGTCAGCATTGCCCGGCGGGCCGTATTCGCCCAAGCCTGAGCCTTCAGGTTCAGATATTCGTTCTTGTTCAGCGGGCTATTGCTGTTAAGCGGGTCACTTGGCTTGTCGCCATCCATGACTGCGCCGCCAGCGTGAAACGCGAAATGCTCGACCTTCGTATCAGATATCCGGTTCTGCTCATCGATATAGCCGCCGACGAATGCCCCGACGCCGATAGTGTCGTAGGAAACCGTAGCGTTTAACAGCCGTGCCTTCGCCCATACCCGCTTTGCGTTCTGTACCAACTCGTCTTTGCCGGACGCCCAATCTTCGACATCGACAAATACACCTTCGATCTTGTCAGCCGTGGCGCTCTTGTCCTCACCATCATCGGCCGGGTCAAACCCGACCACGTTCCGGCCGGTCAGGCTGAGTTTCAGAACGGCATGGGCATCAACACAGGCATCCAGCCAGCGGCGCTTGAATATCGAAAGCTCGCTATCCCCGAGAGGAACACCGCCATAGACGTGCTCGAACATCTCCGGATTGCGCTCTTGCATCGTGGCGATATCGCGCAACGCCTTTTGAGATAGGAAAGGATTCTCCGTATAATTGATCCGCCTCACCACACAGTGCGGCGGCACATTCACGACGAAATTCTTCCAGACGTAGTCGGTGACGAACTTCGGATTGAACAGCAGGATTGCAAGGCTGTCTTCCTTGCGGATCGTCGGGCCGATGACCACCCACTGATCCTCTGTCAGCTTTTCCGCTTCTTCCACCCAAAGGATATCAACGTCAGACGTGCCCTTGATATCCTCCAGATTGCGCTCGATACCGTAGAAGATGAATTCAGAGCCCGTGGCTCGATGAATGATCGTTGTCTTCTGAATTTCGTAAGATGCCTGCAAGCCGAGATGGTTAATGGCCCACTTTAACTCGGTGTAGACCGATTCCTGAATGCGGTTCTGAAAGCGCCTGATACACAGAACGCGCATTCGTACCGGCAGGTGATCAATCAACCGAACCAACTGGCATGCCGTATCACGGGTTTTGGAGCTGGATCGCCCTCCGTGAAGAACAGCAATATCCGCTTTGCCGAGAAAAACGCGCTCCCAGAAGTCGTACAAGTTCGGGTTGGTGAGATATGTCGCGGCTTCTATCTCTTTTCGCTGCGCAGCACTTCCCGCCATGTTCTTGTCTCTGTCTGTATCGGTCCGCCGTCTGGCCCGGAATGCTCGTGCTTCTCGATCATAAATCCGAGCATTTTAGCCATATCGACAAGTGCGCCCTTCTTATCGTGAAGCTTAAACTTGATGCGACGCACATCTCGCGCATCTTCTCCCCGACCATCCTTGAAGTCCTCAACGGTGACCTCGGCCAGCGCTGCGGCTTGCTCGCGTGTCAGGTTTGAGAAATCCAGATACGGGTCGCCATCCGTTCCGGCACGCATGTAATCGAGCATGTTCGAAAAGCCGATCTTGGCCAATTCCTCGACGATGCGCTCTTTGGTGATTTCAAGCTTGGCAGCGGTCTTGTTCTGACCTTTTGCGATGGCTTCCTGTACCAAAACATTTAACAACAGGCGGGAACCTTGCTGTTGAGCCGTCTTCTGGCTGTATCCCGCCCTTATCGCCGCTTGTGTGGCATTCAGGTCAATCAGGTATTCAGCGACAAACCGCTCTTGTTTCGGCGTGAGACTCACGGTTGTATTCCTGCGAAGCAAAGGGGTGCAAAATGGATGATGAAGCAGGCTATTTTGCCACGGAGGCGGGGCAGTTCATTGCAAACGCACATCGCTATCTGAGCGCTGCAAAGTCTCTAACCGACCCAGACAATTGGCATGATAACCATAAGATACCTGCGCTTCATTTGCTTGGACATGGTGTCGAGCTTTTTCTAAAGTACCCTCTTCTAAGGGCAGGATCTACTCAACAACAGCTTGTAAAAGCGTATGGACATGACTTAACCAAGCTCTGGGCCGATGACGCTAACCGCCTCTCCCGTGAATACGTGCTTAGTTCGGCAGTAGACGTATGGAACTATGCGAAGAATAGTGGTGAGTGGCCCGATGACTTCGAGGGCGATCCAAAAGTCCGCTTGGTCGACGCACTGAACAGTCTAGCCTTTTTGCATGGGCGTGAGAGTTTCCACGCACTGCGGTACACGATCCCTCAACCTATACCCGCACCACGCCCTCGGTTTTTGATCGAAGCCTTCGGCGACATAGCTGAGCGTACTTGCATGAACCCTGCCTATCTGGACGATTGATGTGCATCAGTCGCGAATGTTGAACGCACTGGCGTCCATATCGAATATCGTCTTGCCGTCGGCGCTGTGGAATATTCCAGCCGTTACAGATCCGATATTGGCCGGATTGACCCATAACTTGCCATTATGGAAAATCAGCGGCTTGGTAACCTCTGGGTTGATGACCAATTCCGGCCCGGCTTCACCAGTAACGATATTCTTGACGTTATCCGCCCTTGGCAGCGCCATTGCAGGAACGGCAGCAGCTACAGGAGCGAGGCCGAGGAATTTGAGGAATACGCGTCGTTTCATCATTTCCCCCTTGCGGCCCCTGCACCCCATGCCAGACCGGCCATCACAATCAAGGCGAGAACAACCACTCCTACGAAGTGGAATGCCAATTGGAGCATAAATTCCAATAAAGCCATCTGATTTCCTCTTGGTGTTTTGCCGGTCTTGCCCACTTACGCCGCATTATGAAGGCTCTTACACCTCGGAGTGGACGGCTGGTCTCTACGACCACGAGTGAAACCCTTGTTCCGAGCGACCGGATGTCTCAGTCAAGTACCCACTCCTCTAGGAAAGCCCTTGAAACTGTAACTCTCACTGTGCTGAATAATCAGCGGGAGGCTTATCATGTTTGAAGATCAGAAGATCGGCGTTAGTTGCCCTAAATGCAGCAACCATATTGAGAAGACTATCGGATGGCTTAAATCCAACGACAAGGTCACCTGTACCGGGTGCAGTTCTGACTTCGTCATCGATAAAGAAAAGCTCTTCACCGGAATTAAGAAGGCCGAGGAGGCCGCCGCCAAACTCAGGAATTCGATTAGAGACGTCGGAGAGGACCGATAACATTTCGCGCAATCCATTCATATCAACGGAAAGCCTTAGATAACATAATGCCTTCTGAACGCTCCAAACAAAAACCCCGCACGATGGCGGGGCTGAATATTGATCGCATATTTAGACAGATGCGCTATCCTGACTGAAACAGGAGGGCAGCAATGTATCAGATCAAGGTATTGGAACTTCTCGAAGACGGTACGTCACGGCCACACGAGTTCACCGAGATGGAAACCGCTCAGGATTTCGTCAGACACGCAACCTTCGATTTGAAGGTTTGGATAGAAAAGTACGGCATCTTTGAACGTGATGACTTCCTGAAGCTTCGGTCTATGCCGCAAGATGAAATCATCCCGTTCTGATTGATATGCGAGGCGCACCGTAGTCGGCCCATCAAGCGGGCGGCAGGCTACACGGGATTTCTCCTGCCATTTATCCAACTGTCCCAGCGCTCACTTGCAGCTATTCGCCGGGATCGGCTGCAATCCGCCGCCTCGCATTCCGTTGAGGCGTTGCCTCGAATTCAAAACCAATGTCGGTTCATCTGTTTGAGAAAATCAAGTTCAATTGGGAAGCCCGATGCATCTCCAATCACTGAATCGATGCTGCAATGCGGACAAAGCGCCGTATCGTAGTCATCAACCCATTCTGTGATTGCACTCGGTTCGAATATTTCAAGACAGTAGAAGCAGCCACACTTCGCGCTGGCCTCAATCTCAGGTCGGTGATGAATGGAACGCTTATGAGCTTCGATAATATCCACTTTTGCACTCATAAAAAACGGCCCGAAGGCCGCCTTGCAGAGTGGAGAGCACCTTAAGCGCAAATCACCACAATACAAAATATAGTGTAATTCGCTTAAGCGGGCAACTACCTATCGCGTTTTATAGCCCCAATGCACAGCCAATTCTTCGAGGCCATCTTTGATATAATCGCTGAACGTCGTTTTCTCGCGTTGCGTCTTGGCGAGATCGGCAATTTCCATGCCCTGCCCTACGACTTTGATCATGATATCGAAGGTGCGCTTGCCGAGAACCGGCAGGCAACTATTCAGGTGTTGCGTTGCCTCGACCACACGATCAGGCAACGGATTAATTGCCTTGCCGCCGTCGACCTGAACCCGGCCGTAGTCGATAGCAATGGCCCCTTTTGCTCCTGACTGCTCCCAGTACATACGGAAACGTCCGGCTGCCGCCCACTGCGCGTCATTGATATGGCCACGAGCATACAGAGTGCCAACCGCGCTTTCTCGGATGTTGACCAATGCTTCAACCTTGATCGGATTCGACCTGGAAGGCTGATGCGCCGGGTTGAAATGCGGGTTCGGGGCTTCACACACCCGCACTGATGATTTGAGGCTGCCCGGCTCATCATGTTTACGCCGCGCGACTTTAAGCGCATCGCGCAATCTCTTGTCTGCAATCTTTCGCTGTTCAGTCATCGCAGCCATGTCTGTTCCTCGTTAACCTGGTTATGCTTGATCGGGATCGTCTCGGAACTCGCCGCACCAATGATCCCGTTTTGTCAGATTTGAAGTTGAGCGCGGCAATGAGCATGAAGTCATGCCGAGTCCTGCCGCCGCGTCATGGTTCTGGTTAGGAGGAAAGCGGACACACTCGCCGACTGTCGCGCTCATCCAACGCCAGTAATCGCAGCCGGCACAGCAAGGGCCAGTCTTTGCATAGAAAGCATCAATGCTTTTCTGCGTCTGGACTTCTGCCGGTACGTTGCTGACCACGTAGAGCATCGCCCAGTCCTATGCTGCTTGCTTATGCACCGCGCTGAAGGGCTCAAGCCCCTGCGCAATGCGGATTTCATCTGCCAGAGCAATCAGCCCCGGCATGGGCATACGTTTCCACTGGCCCTTGCCACGGCGAACCTTAACGCCTCCATGGGGCGCGCCAGCAACCTCATAGCCATATTCAGCTAAGAAAGGTGCAAGCCCGTGGATGCTGGAAGACGTTCCCTGTTCGAACCGGCGGACACCATGCTTGGCGAGGTATTCATTGATCAAAACAGCTTCAGGTTTCATGATAGTGTTCCGTGCTTGACAAAACGGGCTGGGCGGCGGTTTTCATGACTGATAATGGTGTGGACCCGTCGATGCGCATCTGCTTCGCTGATCCCCATGATCCTGCCTATTTCCAGCGTATCCTTGCCTTCGCGCCAGAGACGGAAGGCTTCGCCGTAAACGGCGTCTTTCTCTGCCATGTAACGGGTGATGGACTGGCGCATCATGCCGCCCTCCCCGCCTGCTTGAACGATCCGGTTGAAACCGGCTTCATGGTTTCCAGATCGAGTTCATGCCCATTGGCCTCTGCTGCCTCCTGGAGGCGAGCCATTGCGGCGTCATAGGAGTTTTCTTCGTCCCTCTTATCCCGCATCGCAGCTTTGACCGACTGCCATTTTTCGGTTGCACGGGCGCGACTTTCTGGCGTCCACGTGGATTGTGATTGTGAGCGCTGGCGCTGTTCCTCACGTTGTTCTCGCAAAATACGGTCACGATTGGCGTCCCATGCCATCGCGTCTAGAATTGGTTTCATCACCTTGTTGCACTCTTGACGCAGTTCTGGCGGGTCAGGCAGGAACGGGTGTCCTAGCGAGCCTTGCAGAATGTTCTTTGTGGCTACCTGCAAGCCGTGGCGGGTAACACCCTCCAGAGCGATGTAGTAAAGGGCCACGTTGAGACTGTCGTTATCCGAAGCCCTTGAGCGAAGGCCGGAAAGCAAGGTCAAGCACTCGAACATTTCCTGCTGAGTGGCCTTCGTCGTGAAATCCTCGGTTTTCGCTAACTGGTTCATCTTTCAAAACTCCAAGTCGCCTTGCTTCGTCGCGTATTGCGTCCCCGATGTTTCGGGGCTTGGGAGGCGGTTCTGATGGTTTTGCGCTGGCGCGATTGTCATACCGGCCTTCGAGAAGACGGGTGAAAGATTGCTGCTGAAGGAGAAAATCCAAATCAGCGCGAAAATCACCTTTGCGACCCAGACAGAAATCGCTCGCCTCGACCTTTGCCAGAGCTTCAAGCCAAACCGGCAAGCCGTGAGCTTTGAGTAGAGAAGCGAGCTTTCGCTTTCGCGCATCGTTCAGGACACGGACAGCAGGCAATCCGCACCGAGAAGCCAAAGCCGAATAGGCTTCGAGAGCTTCCGAAACATGGTCCTGCTTTTTTGCGCGCTCGCTAACATCTGAACGAAGTGAAGATGTAATTGGTGTACTGGTGTCTTTAGTGCGTTTTTCTTGCGTTGCGCTTGCGTTTTCCGTGCGTTCCGCTTCCTGATAATGCGAGTAATTACAGATACTTACTTGCGTTTTCCCTGCGTTCGTTTTGCAAACGATCATTTCCTCTTTTTCGAGGAGCTTTAGGAACGACCGGACCCTGTAGTCAGATTTCCATTTCCATGCTGCTTGAAGCTGGCGCAGAGTGACAAACAGGCTTCCTGCTGGCACTTCATGCATGTCTGTCCCGATACGGTGGCGCGTTGCCTTCCAAGCTGCATTCGCAATAAGCCATAGCCATGCCTCGCGCTCTGTAAGCGGTTCAGCCTGAAACAGCTCATGGTCGAATATGGAGGTTTGAACGCGCACCCAACGGCTCATTTCGCACCTACCCATTCGGCAAGCGTCTTCCCGCCCTTGGAAAGATTGCAAGGCGCGCAAGCGATTACGACGTTATTCGCATCGTCTGATCCACCTTTAGAGACAGGCCAAAGATGATCGAAGTGGAATGGTCCGTTCTCATTTCCACAATACACGCACTTAGATCCGTCTCTATGTAGAGATTGGGCGCGAACTGATGCTGGCAGTGCGGAACGTCCACCTTCCTTTGTGAATCGAATTACCGACTGATCAATCAGGCGCAACTTTGCACCGTCTGATGAAAAGTACTGTCGGATCGACGCCTCTGCCTTGTTCCACTCCGCGCGGGAACAGCCTGCAATTTTTCGGATAAAGCTAACTTCATCACGAATATGCGGATCCGGTGACGGCTCGTTAAACTGGCTGTAAACGCACTGCGAAGCAAAATACCAAGTAAGATTGTAAAGAATGCCTACATCGGTCGCGGACAACATATTTGTGTCGTTAAGCGATATAGATACGCTACCTAGATTTGGCCAAACACCGTTCCAGTACCTCATGATGCTAACGCCTCCTCGGCGCGCTGCAATATGACGACGCATTCCTCTTTCAAACCGGCATCCCACGTCATTGTGAGGCGTTCGCAAAGGCTGTCGTTCTTGATGACCTTGTAATGCTGGAGAACGTCGAGAAGCGCTTTCATGCGGTTGTCGAGGTCCATGCGCTTATGCGGACGCTTCAAGGCAACCTGAATGCTGAATGGGCCTTCAATGAACTCGTTTTTGCCATTGAGGAAGTAGCCACAGTCACTGCGCCACTTCGCATATTCCGGTGACAGGCGGCGTTGCTTGCCCCAGCCGACATAAATATCCCAGACAGAGGGAGGGAACGGGAGCGCGAGCTTGATCATGCCGCCTCGCCTTCTGCCTTGCGGGCAATGGCTTCGAGGATCGCATAGCCGATCAGTTCAGGTATTTGCGGAACGACTGCGTTGCCTAGCGCAGCAATTCTGTCCACAACGTCGGGTATCCCATCATGCCTTCCACAAATTCTGGATTTGGGTAGATTGGATCGTCCGGGCCATCTCGCAAAACTTCTCGAAGATTGCTGAAGCAAGTTCCGCTGCCCAAAAATCGGCCCTTTGGCGATCCCTTGCTGTCCGCACTCTTTGTTGGTGTAGGCAAGTAACCATACTCTGTCCCGTCGATGCCAGGCACCAAGGTAGGTAGCGGGTATGCAGTGCCATTCCGCGTCATACCCGAGCGCGGCCAAGTCTCCGAGAACTCGGCCAAACCATCCGCCTGGTTGTTCGCTAGGGCCACTAAGCAGATTTGCGACGTTCTCCACGATGACGAGTTGCGGTCGTAGCTCGCCAATAAGTCGGTCGATTTCGGACCACAGTCCGGAACGCGTTCCTTCGCCCATGCCTGCTTTTTTGCCGGCAAGCGATAAGTCTTGGCACGGGAACCCGCCTGTAATGACATCGACTGAAATTCCATCGGCAGCAAGCTTGTCTGCTGTGAGTTCTCTAACGTCATGATAGCAAGGTACCTCTGGCCAGTGTTTCGCCAATACTCGACGAGGAAATTCCTCGATCTCGCAAAATGCTACGGTTTCAAATCCGCCCGTGCGTTCAAGTCCGAGAGAGAACCCGCCAATGCCGCTGAAAAGATCGAGGACGCGGAGCTTTTCCATCACGGCACCAACTTTGCATAGGCAAACGCGACCGCGAGCGGTACGAGCGCACAGATAAGAGCAATGACGTACGGGCGAAGGTCGATCATTTCTCACCTTCCTCGCGTCGTTCCAGCTGTTGTCTTGGATGCTTTTTTCGCTTCACGAACCTTCGCCAGAAGCTGCGAAGCCTCGCGTTCAAAATCTTCCATATCAACATCGACGTTCCCCGCCTTTTCTATTTCAAGTTCGTGCTGCAGGCGTGCGATCTGCCTTTCGCAAATGTCGAGGTAGGCCGAACGGATGCGTTGATAGATGGTGGCATCAACCGACTTGGCGCGGCCAATGCGGAGATTGTTCATTGTCCAGTAAGACAGGCCGTAACGGCGGCTGAGACGCTTCAGGGCATTGGCGTTATCGCCCCACCCTTCTGTTTCTTTCTTCAGCATGCCGCGAACATATTCGCCGGCCATTTCGCAGCTACTCATTGGTACGCGCTCCGAAACTAATTGATGCTCGATTGACTGAATTTTTGAGTCCGTCATGCACAAAGCCCTTCGCTAAGTTCCTGATCAGAGACGACCGGAACCAAACAGAAGGACGGACATGGAACACATCGGGCAAGCAGCATGGCGCGTTTTGCAGAACGCACGAAAAGCAGCGATTGCCCGAAACGAAAAAGACGCGGGTACCGAAATGCGCAACGCAGAGGGTGTTCCAGGAATTTTTGCCTTGAACGCTGCACTTCGCCCGGAGGCACCCGCTACCGTCGAATATCCGGGCGAACGGAAAAGATCGCGACACAAAGGACGCTCGACGGGTTCTTGAATTTGAGATTGAGCGAGGCTTGTTCCTCATCGCCGCCCCTCGCTCGAAAAGAGAGCCTCACCGCGCTTATTGAAGGCGGTGAGGCTTTCTTCGTCAGTGTGGGAGGAGTTCACCAACGAATGAAAATTCTGCAATGCATGTGCATGCGTGCGACCGCTCGCGCTCCTGCCGGTCTTACGGCAAGAGGCAATGAATGTTCCGTCATGAGTTGGGAAAACGGTCGCAGTCATGGCTTACGACATCCCCAGAGCGTCCATGTAAAGCTGAAGCATCGCTTCTTCTTCCTGACGCTCATGGTCTTCCTTCTTGCGAAGGCGAATGATTTCCTTGAAGGCTTTGGCGTCGAAACCGCTACCCTTCAGTTCAGCAATGATTTCTTTCTGGTCATCACTGATCGTCTTCTTTTCTTCTTCAAGGCGCTCGTAACGCTCGATGAAGGCCCGAAGCTGGCCAACGGCAATCGTCTGCGCATCCGATGTGATATCGTCGCTCATTATACGGTTCCTGATAAGGATGAGGTTTCACTGACGGCTTTGGCTCTCGCTACCTTGGGCGAGCGCACCGCTGCGTTGAGAGACACGAAGTCCTCGGGCCGAAGCTTCAGCTTTCGATCCTTGGCCGCAGCCAGCAGCACCGGAATGTGCCAGTGCGGGATTGCCCCACCCGTACCTCCCGATTGCTTAGGCATACGCCAGCGCATCACCGAATGCGGAGAAACGCCGACGATGGTTGCAACGGCTGTTAAACCGCCAAATTCGTTGATGATTTTGTTTGCTGGTTCGTGTCTCATGGCTGAAATGTACGATAAACGCACAGTCAACGCAAGAGTAAATGTACGATTAAGCTACAACAATCCTGAAAGCGATTGTGCGAAAATCAATCACCATGGATAATTTGCAGCAAACCTATATTGATTGGATCAGAGACGGCCTGAAGGCCGAAGGGAAAACTCAGAGCGGTTTAGCCCATCACCTCGGCATAGCCCATCCTCAGATATCGAGGCTTCTCAAAGGAGCGCGCTCGATCAAGGTTCATGAACTCCCGAAGATCTCCGAATACCTAGGCTCACCAGTACCGGGCCAGGAGGCTGTGCCGGTTGCATTGCGTAAACAAACAGTCGTCCGAGTTGTCGGGACCGTCGAGGCAGGCGCATTCCGTGAAGTGGACGAATTTACACAGGAAGAACTGCCCGAAATTCCGGCAGAGAGAGACGAACGCTTTCCGCATGCCCGCATGATTGCATTCGACGTGGCCGGAGATTCAATGAACGACCTCAAGCCGCGCCCGATCCTGCCGGGTGATCGAGTTATTGCTTTGGCTTATGACGACATTCAGCATGAAGTGCCGTTGCGTAATGGTATGACTGTCGTTGTAGAGCGGGAACGTGACGGCGGACATATTCGCGAATGGTCGGTCAAGGAAATACAGATGTTCCCTGACAGAACAGAATTCCACCCGCGTTCAACCAATTCACGCCACAAGCCAATCATCATTGAAAAGAACGACGACCCGGACAACGGCGAAACCGTCCGGGTCATTGCTTTGGTCAAAAACATTGTCAGCGGATCGATGATCTAGGCGGCAAATTTCTTGCCCGCGAAATCAAAATCTCGGCAGGCTTGCGCAATGTCCGCCATAAACCAACGATTTGGCTGCTCACACATGAGCGACCTGCCGTCCGGGCTGAGATAATTCATAATTGGCACAACGCAGAATTCATCTTCGTCCCCAACTGGCACGAAGCCGGAAACCTTGAAGCTGTATCCGGGGAACTTGCGCGAAAGATGGTCTTTCAAGCGCTCGGCTGATGCAGCCACCTCTGATGCACGCTCAAATGGTGGCACGATGATATATTCCAGAACTTCACGCATCATAGTACTTCTCCTACAGTGACATTCAGCAAGCGACCGATCACGCCCTGACAGTGCACGCACCGAAACGACATATCGCCCAATAGAGCACTCTCTAGTAGCTCATCGGCGTCTCGCGGCATGTCGGTGCAAACTGGCACCGTTACCCCCCTTACCGCCTCCACCATGCAGTTTTCGCAGCGAATGTGCAGCGCAAACGATTGATACTCCTGCTGCCTAAGCGCCCAACCCATACCCTTTCACCTCTCCGTTTGTTCTCTTTCTGTTCTCATTCAGCCAGAACGGCAGAAAAGAGTCGAGTCATATTTTCGTACATCCGGCGATTCGGCGTGTAAAAACTTTTTGTGCTTTTTTCGTACAATAACACTTGCGCGGTATGTGCGTTTATCGTACATTGCTCTCAACAAACGAGTTGGGAGACACCCGAAATGAACGCCTTCAAAATCGACATTGTAGATTCCCTAAAGCATGACGATCAGCAGAACGGGAAGCTGATCCCGGCTCGCATGATGAAAATCATGGTGCCGCGTCCAGCAAATGCGTCTGGCGTTGAGTTCTTCCACTGCGATCAAGAAACAATCGGCTTGTAAGCCTTCCGGTTTCCGCCCGGAAGGGCGGTTTCCCGAATGCTTATTCGAGGAGACACAAAATGCATCCCTCATACCAAACCACGATTTCAGGAATTGCCAGCGCGATTGCAGGTGTTTCGAACTCCATCAATCGCCCTCGCTACCTTTCAGACGTTCTGGAAATCAAGCAGGCTCGCGGTGACGACGATATTGCCTTCTTCAAACTGCAATGCCGCATGTTTCAGTCCCGCTTTGGCGCGACGATAGAAGGCGCTCACAAAACAGCCCTCAAGGGTGATGCAGCCCTGCGCATCTTCGCGGAAATGCTTGAGGAGTTCATGTGATGCCGGACCACCTCACTGAAACCGAGGTCAGGCGGCTGATCGCTGAAATTGAGCACCGGCTCAAGACCGATCCGCACGTACCGACCCGCCGCTATCTCGCTGAAAAGCTTTTCGAACTCACCGACCTTCTACAGGAACAGGAAGGAATTGCAGCATGACGCATACATACGAATACTGGACCGCCGCGCTTGCTAATCCTGAACAGATCGGGAAGGGCCTGCCTGTTCACGAAGGCGATGCGCAGCCCGGTTTTTACCGCAAGCGCAACGGCAAGGATGGGCCTTGGCTACCGGTCGCAATCTGGGAACAGGAAGGCCAGCTTGTTGCAAAAATTGGTGACAAGATGGGCGACCCGGTTGACCTCTGGTCATGGGTTTGCCGTTTCCCTGTTTCCGAGGCGGCATATCGCAAGGCCGTCGATGGCAAAGGTTGGGATGATGACGCGCCCGTCGCGTCTATCGGTCATAATCTGCCGGATGATCCCCACGAGGCGCTTACGCTGGAATTCCAGGCCGAGAAGGAATTGGCCGATACCTTCCTGAAAACGCCTATCACCACTCAGGAGCAGGCCGATAAGGCGGCGGTTTGGTCGAAGAAGCTAGCCGGGATCGCCAAGAAGGCAACAGACCTGCACAAGGTCGAAAAGCAGCCTCATTTGGACGCGGGCCGCGCTGTGGATGACAAATGGCGCGACCTCAAGGAAGAACCCGCCGACCTATCCAAGAAGCTCAAGCGCCATATGGACGCATTCCTGATCGAGCAGCAGCGCCTTGAAAACGAGCGCCGCCGTAAGGAGCAAGAGGAAGCCGACCGCCTGCGCCGAGAGGCTGAGGAACGCGCCCGCGAAGCAGAGCAAGGCAACGACGAAACGGCCATGGCCGAAGCCGAACAGCTAAAGGCAGAAGCTGCCGAGCGTGAGAAGGCCGCACAGGCCACGAATGCGCAAGCTGGTCGCACTGGGGCAAAGGTCAGCCTTCGCACTTTCGTCTCTGCCCGGATCGTTGATTACGACAAGGCTTTGGTTGCCCTGAAAGATCACCCCGAAATGAAAGCTCTTGTCGAGCAGCTTGCCAACCGTGCGGTTCGCGCCGGTATCGAAGTTGCTGGCGTTGAGCGCTTTCAAGAACAGAGGGCCGCATAATGAACGCTGTAGCTCATCACGAAAGCAACCGCCTCCCATCATTGCCAGCAGGAGGCAGGGTTAGCGCAATCGTCCCGCAGGATTTTGACGGCGCATGGCGGATCGCGTCAGCCGTTTGCAAGGCAGGCATGGCCCCGAAGGGGCTAGAAACGCCAGAAAAAGCCATGGTCGCAATCATGCACGGTATGGAAGTCGGGTTGACCCCGATGGCGGCTTTACAATCGATTGCTGTCATCAACAGCCGTGCCACCCTCTGGGGGGACGGTGCGCTTGGTGTCGTGCAGGCGTCCGGCAAAATGGAAAGCTTCAAAGAATGGTTCGAGGGTGCCGGTGATAGCCGCAAGGCTCTTTGCCTCGTAAAGCGCAAAGGCGACCCAGAGGCCAAACTTGGCGAATTCTCCGTTGCCGATGCACGCAAGGCGTCGCTCTGGGGCAAATCTGGCCCATGGTCACAGTATTCAGACCGCATGTTGAAGATGCGAGCCCGCGCTTTTGCATTGCGTGACGGCTTCTCGGATGTTCTTCGCGGCCTCGGCATTGCGGAAGAAGTGCAGGACATTCCGGCCCAGCAGGAGGCGGTCAACGTCACGCCACCATCACCACCTAGCCCGCCTTCCCCGCCATCGCCTGCCATTACTGCGTCGAAAGAGGAATTCGTTGAGGAAGCTGAAATCGTCAGTGATGGCGAGGCCTTCGATGTTGAGGCGTTTCTGTCCGAAGTCGATGAAGCCATGGCGACCGGCAAGACTGAGGAAGAAATTGTAGAAATCTGGGACGGCTTCGACGTTGAAGCCCAGCTGACCGAAGATGAAGAAGCGCTTCAACGTGCCTTTGACCTTCGCAAGCACCAGATTGCCCGCGTTCTTCGCGCAATGCTCAACTCTCACCCTGTCAATGCGGGGTGAGCCATGAGCAAGCGAGAAAAGCCCGTTTATGGTTTCATCCGCAAAGGCAACTCTCTTGTCCCTGCCATGGAATTCGACATGGCCGCGCTTGATGGCGTTGCTCAAGGCGAATTGGTCAACATCGAAATCAAGCAATTCAGAAACACCTTAAGGCTTCGTGCTTATTTCGCCGTTCTCCGCGAGGTCATCAATGCTTGTGACCTACCTTACACCAAGGAAAAGTTGCACGAAATCATCAAGCTTCAGAATGGCGTCATTGATCCTGTCACGCTTCCAAGCGGCCTGACCATTGCTATTCCGGGCTCCATTTCTTTCGAAAAAATGAGTGAAGCCGAATTTCAGTCTTTCTTCAAAAAGGCTGAGAAATGGCTTGCCGAAACCTACGGCTATGTCCGTGAGGAGGTTGCGTGATGATCCCCTCTTTCATTGCAAAATTCTTCAACTGGCTTTTCCCCGAACCGGAGCGCCGCGACCTTCAGGCCGAGATTACTGCCAAGATCGCGGAAATTGAGACGGCCAAGCGCCAGCACCGCCCGCGAAGCCACCTTTACAACGAACTCAACGGCCTGATGGCCGAGCAGCTGGCCGAAGAACTCGGCTATGCGAGGCACTGACATGGCCCGGAAAGAATTCACCCGGAAAATCCGGAATGCCGCCATCGAGCGCGCTGCCGGTCACTGCGAAAAGTGCAAGGCCGCTCTCAAAAAGGGCGAGGCAGAAGTAGACCACATTTTGCCTGATGTTCTCGGCGGCGAGCCCGTATTGGCTAATGCTCAGGTGCTTTGCCAGCAATGCCATGCGGAAAAGACGGCAGACGATATTCGCCGCACCCGTAAGGCTGACCGCCAGCGGGATAAGAACAACGGCGCAATCAAGCCTTCTTCCAAGCTGGCGAAAACCATCAAAGAGCCGAAGCGCCTCACAAAACCCCTCCCTCCCCGTAAGCGCGACATATTCGGTCGCCCTGTTAGCGAAGGTGCGCGAGCATGACCGACAAATCTCACCTTCTAAGCTTTGGCTATGCACCGGGCAACTATTGGTTTGTTTGCCATGATTGCGGAAATAAGTTCGCGGTGGGCGATAAGCGAGCCACACGTTGCGAAGCTTGCGCTGAAACCCTGTATTCTCAGGTGTCATCTGTCGAAGCCGTAGCCGACAAGCACCGCGCCATGACCACAGTACCGGAAGAAGCCGTTAAGGCGGCAGACATCATTCAGGTCATCACCGATTTGCGGCTTGCAATCTTGCAGGATGACGATGAGGGGCTGGCAGAACACGCCGAACCGATGATCAAGGCCAAGGAGCTTATTTCGAGGCTTTCGGCGTCGCCTCACCTACCTGGGGTGGGTGTGAAGAAGCTGGAGTGGCGGCAGGAGGAGAATGGCGACTACATCGCGGAGAGTGTAATCGGGTGGTACCACATCGGTTTGCCTCACAGGATGTGGAACCTCACCAAGCCAAACGGTGAAGTACCTAGCTTCTGGATGCTGGAAGACGCCAAAGACGCCGCGCAGGCCGATTATGAGGCTAGAGTAAAAAGCGCAATTGTGGGAGGCGGAGAATGAACCCCGCCGACCTTAAAGATTTCATCGAGTACGATCCGGAAACGGGCGCATTGACGTGGAAGCCACGTGAAGGGAACAATCGTTTCAATGCCAAGCTTGCTGGCAAACCAGCTATTTCTCAGCTCTCTGGCGGATACTTGATCGGTCGCTTTCATGGCGTGAACCTTAAAGCCCACCGTGTAGCTTGGGCGATCCACTATGGCGAATGGCCAGACGGATGGATCGACCACGTGAATGGTAACCCATCGGACAATCGGATTAGCAACCTTCGAATAGTTGATCCGGTGGGGAACGCGCAAAACCAGAGGTTAAAATCATCCAATAAATCTGGCGAACAATGCATATCATGGTTCGAACGAGACGCCAAATGGATGGTGAAAATTACCAAGAACCGGCAGCAAATTCACATTGGATACTTCGATGATTTGCGTGACGCCGTCATAGCCAGGGACGCAGCATACAAGGCTGCTGGCTTTCACAAAAATCACGGGAGGCGCTGATGTCTGTCCACAATTTAACCCGCCCAATAGTCGGTATTGAGAACCGAACGGCCCAAGAGGTCTTTGACATTATGCGTGATCGCATCCTCTCCGCGCTTGAGCCACCCGCAGCGCGTAAGCTGGCGTTGGAGGAAGCTTTCAAGGCTGGCGCAGAATGGGCGGACGAATGTGGCTCAGGAGAAAGCCCGTATCTTGAAATAGCGGCCAAAGAGTATGCTATCCGTGCCCTTGGAACATCCTGCGAACAGCTAAATAAAGCTGTCTCTAACGTACCGGATCAGCAGGAGAACGAACCGGGAGCGCATGGCGAACGGGAAAGGGCGTTGGAGGAATTGGTTCGAGCCGCAACATCAGCCTTTAATGCAATTCAGCATTACGCGGAGACTAACGTCACCACGATAGCGGTCTCGCAACATCTGAACACAGCCATAGAAGCCGCCATCCGCGCCCTATCCTCCCCGGACCATAATGCCGACGCCGGTAAATTGGTTGAGGGGGATGGATGGAAGCAGATCACAGACGGCTTGAACGCCATTGGCTTCGAAATTGGCGGCTGTTACATCCTGAAGCTGTCCTACGACACGTTGGATCAGTATGAAGCTGCAAGGGCTACAATTAGGTCCGCTCTCCCATCTGCACCTTCTCAGGAGGTGGCGGGATCATGAAGCCCATTCTTGATGTGTGCTGCGGTTCCCGCATGTTCTGGTTCGACAAGTCGGACGAGCGAGCTGTGTTCGGTGATATTCGCAAGGAACGCCATATTCTGTGCGACGGCCGCGAGTTGGTCATATCGCCGGATCAGCTTATCGACTTCCGCAATCTGCCGTTCGATGACGAGACATATAGCCTTGTAGTGTTCGATCCGCCGCACCTCGTGAACGCTGGCGAAAGAAGCTGGCTGCGCGCCAAATACGGCGCACTTAACCGAGAAACGTGGCGCGACGATCTGCGGCAAGGGTTCACCGAGGCGTTCCGTGTCCTGAAGCCGCACGGCACTCTCATTTTCAAGTGGAACGAAACGCAAATCAAAGTGCGGGAAATCCTCGCTCTGACTGACGTGCGCCCGGTGATCGGACATGTATCGGGCAAACAGGCGAACACGCACTGGATTTGCTTTCTCAAGCCATCAGGAGGCGACCGTCATGGCGAGTGAAGACCTTTTGAAGAAAGCCGTCGACGCTTTCAACGCCCTGTCGCCAGAGCAGCAGGCTGAAATGCTGGAAGAACAGCGCCAGTCGTGGGTGCGCGGCAATGTCGGACTGAGCCGTGATGAACGCGACATGACTTCACCGATGATGAGAGCTCTCAAAACCGTCCGTGAAGAAAACAGCATTGGCAGGCAGGCTGTCAAAGCTTGGGCCGACAGCAACACCCGTCCCACCCCCGTTGCTCCCGTATCGCCGGATGCTACCGGAACCGTGAAGACGTTTAATCAGATAATAGATTATGTCATGCGGTATGGCGGTCGTTGCCGGGACTGTGCTGATGAGGATGGCGTATGCCCGACAAACGGAACTCCTTGCGAGCCGAAAGTTAAGAGGGCCGTCATCGAGCACACATTGAGATCGCTTGAATATGGACTTTCTCACGGCTTCATCGAGAACCCGTTCAGCATTCCTGCGCCGGATGCTACCGGCAAGTGCGGGGAGTTGGTGACGGTTAAACCGTTATATGGCCCAAAGACAAACATCTGTTGGACCCAAGACAATACTCCTAAAGAACATCGAAAAATTGTTCAGCTTATGCCGGAAGGTGATTACGTCACCCGCTCGCAGGCCGAGGAGCTATTGGCGGCCGAACGGGCGGAGAAGGAAGCCTGGAAGAATGCGTCCATCGAGTTGGATAAGGCTCAGGAAGCAATCGAAGCCGACCACGCGGCGAAGGTCGAGCAAGAACGGCTGCGCTTTGAAGGCGACCTCGATAAGTGGATGAAGATCATCGGCGCTGGCATTACCGGATATCAGCCGGAAGCCTACGCCCTGATGGACTTGGCTTGTGAGGAGCTTGTGAAGCTGCGAGCCGACAACGCGGCGCTGACTGCGCGGGTTAAGGAGTTGAGGATCGACAGGGCCGCATGGGAAGCGGTTGCCACGGATATCAGAAAGCAGGCCAAAGCCCTCGAAGCCAAGCTCGCGGCGGCTGAAAAGGCGCTGGCGCGCGCCGCATTTGGTTTCGATCAAATCCACCAATCTTTGATGAGTAATGGGCCAAAGCAGGCATCTGGCGAGATCACGGCATTCTTTCTTGCTGAGACCCGCGCAGTGCTGGGAGGGGAGCCGACATGAGGTTGCCAAAGATAAAGCCTTGCCCAAAATGCGGCAACGCCGATCTGAACATCTACACTTACGATAACGGCTGGCGGCACGTCGAATGCGACGAATGCTTCTACCTCGGCCCCGGCGAAGGAAACAAAGTCCAGGCTGTCAAATCTCATAATGAGCAGTTTGAAGCGACGAAATCCATATATGCGGCCCACGCGGAGGTGAAGCCATGATCCCCTCTTTGCCAGATAAGTTCTTCACCTTCCTTTTCGCCTTTGCAGTGATCGGGATGACAGTTACAGCGCTTGCCGATTTTGTAGGTGGCGGCTGGCTTGCCTATCATCTGACCCGTGCAGTTCTCTTTTATGTAGGTGCGCTATGACTTCTGACCTCATTACCCGCCTCTCCAAGCTAGACGCGCCTGACAGGGAAGTGGATGCGCAGATTGAAGTTGCTGTTCGACGCATCGAAGCAGCCCGATCAGGCTTAGCCGAAGAGTATTGGGCGAACTGGCAAGCTTCGCTGGACGGTACAGTCTACGATCCTCACACACGTTATCCCTCGAACCACTTCACCGCCTCTGTAGACGCGGCTATCGCGCTGGCTGAGAGGGTGTTGCCGTTCACGCATCTGGTTTCGACATATCATGATGATATGGCTAGCAGTGTGAAAATCCATTGCTGCCCAGAAGGATTGTCGGGCGAATGGAAATTCGACGTGAAGGGTGATCACGAACGTCTGGCTATTGCGTACTGCATTGCGATCTTGCGGGCCATCGCCCTCTTGCGCGCAAAGGAGGCATCCAAGCCATGACAGCCATCAAACTCGTTGACGTAGAAGAACATGAACTGTCCCGCGCTGCGCATATGGCGGTCGCTTTTGTTCGGCAGTACCCGGATCGAATGGGCTTTCGCAATGGTGTCGTATTCTCGAATACCGACTTGTCGTGCCCGCTATACGTCTATCGCACCAAGACACAAATCGTAGTTCGCGGGAGGGCCAGCAATGCCGAGTAAGGAACAACCGAAAATCTACGTTGATATGGCCGGTTCCCTTCCCGATCAGACGGTAACGTCACAGGAAATGCCGACTGCGCTGCTCCGCTGGAATGAAGGCGTCTTGGAACAGCGTTACGAGTTGAAGGAATGGAATAATCGGGGCGACATGATCAACTGGACAACGTTCTGGCGTCCTGTGCCGACCTTCGCCGCAACCGCACTTGGGGAGCATCACCATGGCGAGTAAGGAACTCATCGCTCAAGTCGAACAAATGATCTGGCAGGACCGTGCACGAGCGGTTCCGGCCCGTTCCACAGACATTGCACAGGATATCACCGTAGCAGTCCTTGCCTCTGTCGCGGATCACCTCGATCGGAAGGCTGATACGGCCCGAAAGATGGCAAAAGGCTTCCATGACAAGCGAAAGAGCGGGAAATATGGACTGAAAAAGCAGGCCCGGTTCTTCGAAGAAGGGAAGCACTACAACCGTCTCGCAATCGGCTATGCGAAGTCCGCCCGTTCCATCCGCGCACTTGGGGAGCAGAGCAAATGAAGCTGACATTTGAGAAGTGCTTTGCAGCCTATTGGGTGATTGCTTTGCTCACGTTTGGGTACGTGGCATCTGGTACAAATTGCGAGCCATCATTCTTTTCAACCAACTCAAGGTCTGAATGCGCAGCTTTCAAAGGCATGATGGGCGGCGCAATGTGGCCTCTTTACTGGACATGGGAAGGCTTCTCTATCGGTCGCCAAGTTCTGGCGGAGGAAAGCGAATGAAGCTGACAGCACAGGACAGAAAAGTCTTGGCGGCGCTCGACCGTCATTCTGGAGGAACTTCGTATGCTATCGCCAAAGGGGCAGGTATTCATACATCTTCGCCCAGTGAAACGGCGGCCCGTCATCTAATCAAGCTCACAAAGGAAGGCATGGCCGAGCACACAGGCACCCGCATGTTTCCGTCATGGCGCATCACCGAAGCCGGTCGCCAAGTCCTGAAAGGCGGTGGGGAATGAAGCTCGAAGCGCTTGTTTTAAATCATCGTGAAATGCGTAGGAAGCTTAAGGCAGAAACTATAGGCGCGACCATCGATCTCCAGATCGAAGAGGAAAACTACGGTGAAGAGCCAGACCGAGACGCTGAATTCTGGCTCAAGCCGGATGAAGCCATCGCACTTGGTGAATGGCTAATATCGGCAGGCCGCGCCGCACTGCGGGAAAGAGAACCGAAATGAATAAAGATCAGCAAGAAAAGTTCGCAAAACTGTTAGCATTGAGCGCAGTCCGCGAGGCGCAGATTAAAGCCAACCCGATCCCCTTCCTCAACAAACTTGCTGCTGAGAATAGCCGTTTGCGAAAGGCCATTGAAGAGGCAGTGTACCATCTCAACGGCGCATCATCGTTTGACCTTGCACAAGACATTGCGCCGACACGCCCGGCGTCAATGGTGGAGACTGCGCTAGAACGAAACCGAAAAGCGGAAGAAATTCTTGCTGAGGCACTGCGGGAAAGGGAGTGAGGATGTCAGCGATCTTTTCCATGAATGAAGCGGCTGACCGTCTCAGGATTGGCCGGCGAACACTGCAAGAAATTATCAAGCGCCATGCGTTCTACTTCACAGTCGGTCACAAGAAGTTCTTCACTGAGAAGGACTTGGACGCGATTGTTGAAGGATTAAGACGAGAAACGAAATGCCACTCAAGCTCATCCCTCCCCGTGCGGGTAAATCGCCGTACTACTACGTTCGCGGCACCCACTTCGGGGTCACAATGGACAGAAGTACAAAGACGACTGACAAAGCTACGGCAGCAAAGCTCCTCAAACTCTGGAAAGAAGAAATCGAAGCAGGAGTTTTCAGGAAACCCGGAGAACCGACCTTCCTAGACGCGGTGACGGATTACATCGCCGCAACCCATAATGAGCGCTTTATAGAGCCGATCGTTGAAAGGATCGGACATTACCGTTTGGTCGACATTGATCAGCAGTTAATTGATACGACGGCAATTGCCCTCTACCCGAACGCGAGCGCAGCGACACGCAACAGGCAGGTCTACACGGTCATATCGGCCATTTTAAAGCACGCAGGTCTTAACCAGCAATGGAAGCGCCCTAAAGGCTCCCGCGGTCAGATGAAGACTGATTGGATGACGGACAAGCAGGCGTTCAAGATTCTCGACGCCGCATACAAGAAGGATGCTGAGTTCGGAATATTCCTGCATACCCTTCTCTATACCGGCATGCGGCTCAGTGAGCTAACAACGCTCGAAATTGCCAGGCTGGATTTGACCGAAGGAATGGCATACCTGCCAGCAACAAAGAATGGGAAGCCCAGAGCGGTCCACTTGCCGCCTACAGTAGTTGCGGCTATTGCGAATCATCCGCGTGGGCTTGATCGAGAAGGGAAGCTGTTCCGGTTTAGAAAATCCGGGCGCCTGTATACATGGCTGGAAGATGTGAAAACGGAAGCGGGCCCCGATGTGGACTTCGTGACGTTCCACGTTTTCAGACACACATGGGCTACTTGGATGCGTAAGTACGGAGGTTTGGACGTGCGCGGTCTGGTGGGAACTGGCGCTTGGACAGATATGGCATCTGCAGCCAGGTATGCGCACGTGGTGGCTACTGATGAGGCGAAGCGCTCGAATCTCTTGCCAGTGTCAAAGAAGCTGGAACGGAAGAAGAACTAATTCCACGGATTTTACCAGCTTAGCTCGGCCATGTTCTGCTTTCGTTTTCCATCAATTGCCGAGATGATAAATTTGCAGACAACGGATTATGATTATATATCAATTAGATAAATGGTGGGCGTGACAGGGATTGAACCTGTGACCCCTCCCGTGTGAAGGGA